GATCATCAGCCCCTCGAGTCGGCCGAGGCGTTCGTAGATCGGCCCCTGCTCGTCTGGGTTCACCGCTGGCTGGCTGTTTGCTTAGCTTTCCTGCACAGCGCTCACCCCGGCGGTAGCGGCCAGGGTGGTCTCCAGGGCGGCGAGGATTTGCTCGGTGATGGAGGCGGTCATGGGCGGATTGGCCTCTTGATTTCCTCTGGCCTGATTGGCGTTCTCAGCCAAGCCTTAAACTCCCGCTCCAACTCGGCAAGGCCGCAGGCCGGGCCGACGCTGAAAGCGAACAACGTTTCGGGCGGACGCTGGGCCAGCGTGCTCTGAGTGGCGGCAAGTGTGTTCATCGTTCTACGGGGCAATGCTGAGGCTGATTCCCTTGCCGCTGCTGCCGTTGCCCACGATTCCGCCAGCGGGCTGCTGTCGTGTGGCAAGGCCAAACGTGTGCTCCCGCCAGATATGCTCCAAGTCGGCCTTATTAAAAGGGCCGTCTGGGCCTGGCATCATCATGTCACCAGGCACGTCCCATAATCCGTCATCCATCATTCCCTGCACGAAAGCGGCATAAGCCTCACGCTGGCGCTGGATCTCGTAATCTCGGGTCATCGGTGCGCCCTCCAGAGGCGGATCGGTTGGGGTCGGGAGTCGCAAGCTCACCGGCCCTCGCACTTTACTAGATCGCAGCCGCAATGGCGTTGATCAGCGTGGTCACGCGAGCGTCGAGCAGGGCAAGATTAAGGGATTCGCCGATGGAGTAGAAGGCGAGGCGGGCGTTGGAGTGGACAGTAGTAGATCCATTAGAAAGAAAAACAAAAACGTTTCCCGCAAATGGAGACTGAGAAGCCCTAGTTATATTACTGGTGACACCTGCATTTCTTTCATTAAAATTTGCGCTATTATTTCGACTCATGCCAATAAAGCCTGCGGACGCAAGGGCTGTGACGCTGTTGGTTGATGTTGAGTTTCTATTTCTGTAACTGGGCACTCCGTTAAGTTGTGAGAAAATTTGAGTAGCTCCCGAATCGCTAACGCCCGCGCCCATGTACCACCTAGTTCCTGAATTGATGGTAGTCGGAAACAGTGACATATGTTGGTTATCTTGAGAATCGGCGTTATTGTTTCGGCCGCTGTCTAAATATTTTGTGCTTCCATTTCCTAATAGCCCCGTCTCTCTATTGTAATCCCCCGCCCCAAAATTAAAATTTGTCGGCGCCGCCCCTACCAGTGGCACAAGCGCCCCGGCCAGAGTGCGAGCACCAGCCAAGATGCAAGCCGCTTTTAAGGCGCTCCAGGTATTGTCAGTCTTGCAGCCAAGCACAAAGTCGTTAATCGCAGTGCGCACGCCGGGTTCCAGCTCCTGAGTATCGGCAATTTCAACAGCCCTGATGTACGCCAAAGCGTCAGGATCATAAGTGCTTAGCGATCCAAGAAAGGCAACATCGTCAAGAGCAAACATCACAATCCTCCTACAAATTCAGCAGGTAAGTCGTATTGAGTGGCCAGCACCTGGATTCCCTCTATCAGTTCCGCCGGCACCAGCCCCAACGCTTTGGCGTTTTGCCATGCCCCTAGGAACACACGCAAATCGCCATCAGCAGCCTTGCCCAATCCCACGCCTAGCCCCAGCTCCAGCCGTGGCGATGCGCCGCGAGCGGCAGCCAGCAGGGCGTCAACTTCAGAGGGCAACGCCGCCCAGAATTCAATCCAGCGCGGCGGATGCGTGGCCCTGTAATAAACCTCTGCTTCTTCTGCCGTCATCTCTACAATCTCCCACTGTTGCAGCCACTGGCCGTCCTGCTCCACCGGCTGCACCTGCACCGCCTGGTGCGTGGCTGGGTCGTGCTCTGGCTTAGCCTGTGGAGCCACTCGGTAGCAGTCAAAATGAGCCAGCTCGCGGGCGCTGGGGTTGGCCGAAAACGAGCGGGTCGGCTCATCCTCGCGGAGCTGAGCCAACGAGTAGGGCCAGCGGGTTGGGCTGAGGCGAATCAGGATGGTCACGGCTGGATGGCGATGGCGGCAATTACATCGGCATTGGTGGTGCCGTGGCACTCAATACTGAGCCGAGCAATTTTGTTCGCCGGAAGGGTGGCAGGCTTGGCGCTGACGAATTTCCAGTCGGTTGGGAATGTCAGCGTTCGGACTGAGGCGCCAGGAATTAGCCTGAGCCCGGTGCGTTGCCCGTTGGCAAGATTGCTGGTGGTCAACTCCAGGTTGCCGGTCAAGGTGATGGTGTTCACCTCTCCATTCAAATCTGCCAGGTCCAGGGCCACCGTAGCGCCATAGGTGATCGTGCCGAAGCTGGTGGCGGGCTGGAGGCCGGCGGCTGAGGTGGTAACGACCCCAGGCAGCGAAGGAATGGTTGGCTTATCAGTCAAATCATCGTAGTCACCCGTAAAACCCGCCCTGGCCATTGGTGCGCTAATAGCCACCAGGATCGTGCCGGTGTTGACATTCACCCGCGCTACTGAGCCGACCGATTGCACCAGTCCGCTTGCCGGAAGTGTTGCCGTCAGTGCGCCGCCAGCCCCCACGTAAAGCCGATCACGAATCAAGAATCCACTGGTATTGAACGGACGCAACTCGCCTTCCCTCAGTGCATCGCCGTCACCATTGTTCGCCAGCGTTGTTTCAAGAATGCCAATCGCAGGCATTTTTGCCGGGTCGGTCGGATCACAGGCGGATACTGTGATTCGGTCGGTATCGCCTACGCTGCCAGTCGCATAGACTGCCGTACCAGCAGCCAGCGAGCCGCCGCTTGTATTGCGGACATGAATATAGAAATTGCCAGCAATGCTGCCGTGAATATGCGGAATGACAACTGCCGCGCTGCCGGTGACTGTTAGGCCGGCGAAGGTCGGGGAGTCATCCGCGCCAAGTTGATCAAGCCGCGTTTTGTCCTCTGCTGACATTTTGCCGGGCGTGGTTGGCGTGGCTGCGGGTAGCGTTTTTGCTACGTCGCTTGCTTTGGCCCTTGGCGTAGTGCCGCCTTGGTCCATGATAACCAGCTCATTGCCGGTCAATGGAAGGGAGGCGTTAGGGCGCCCTGTAATCGTGGTGGTTTCCAGTGTCATTTTACTGTCCTCGGTTGTGCGGGAACTGTTGGCGCACCGTAGATGTAGTGCAGCTCATTGTTCTTCCCTGCCTGATATGCGATAATTAGCGCTCCGAGCGTCAAGGCTGTTCCTGCAATCCACCTACCAAAAGACAGCGCTCCGTCGTTGGCGGTGTCTTTTTTGGCTAGCAACTTGATTTCTTTTGCTAATTCTGTGACTGATTTTTCCATTTTGTCGCCCAATTCTTTCAGCGTTGCTCGATCCTCGTGTCGATTTTCGCGCATCGCCTGATGTTCAGCCGCCATGGTCTTGACGACATTCTCGACAATGCCCTCCAGGACGGCCAGATCCCTCTCAAGCCGGTTGATTCGTTCCTCTTGACGCACTGGAAAGCCGGCAGGATACGGCGCATCATAGGGCCAGGGGAGGGGCGTCGCCATGATCAGCTCGATACAGGACTGCTGCGATACGGCGTCAGCGGCCCGTCTGCCTCCCAGGAAGCGACCGCAACGGTTGGCTGCTCGGGGTCGGTGCAATCAAGGCTGATGTCGCCAATCACTACTACGCCGGTTAAGGCTATGCTGCCTGCAATGGTGCTGTCGAAAATGTCGCAATCGTTTGCAGTCTGATTGCGCTGCACTGTCAGTTTCAGCGCTGCCTTGAGTTCATCATCTTGCTTTGTGCAGATGTATTCAAGAATCTGCCATGCGCTCTGCGCAACACTAATGTCGTCAGAGAATTGCAAGTTGAACGAAAAGCTGCCCGTCCAGTCCCCCATCCCCCCAGTGCGCCTTTCGTATTCATCGGCCAGCGTTGTCTGACGCAGCATTTCACGCTTGAGCTGCGCCCTCCAGGAAAAGATGTTGGCGACGTACTTGAGCCCATCGCCTAGGTCGAGTTCAGCAGATCCATCAGCTCCTACAATGACCGTCATTAGATAATCCTCGCTACAAAGGTAGCGGTAGCACCATCGTTGACGTTGGCGTTATTGGCAAAGGAAAGAACCTGCCATTCGTTCAACGCACTTTGCACGATAAATCTGTCGCCGTAGCCAATAGTGTTATCGTTGTAGTGCATGTAGACGCCAAAGTCTTCCGCAAGGGTTGTGGGAGTCCATGGCGACCACGGAAGATCGGTGCAAATCGGAACGTAGTCAGTGACGAATGCAGGGTTGGCAGAGCTTTTCCCTACGGGAAGAACTATAGCGGAGGCTACGCCGCTGTTTCTGGCCGGGTCGGGAAAGTTGGAACCAAATTGACCCGACTGGCTGCCAAGCCCTAGATAAGAACAGGGTGTATATCCTAGGTCATTGTAACTAAACCTGTCGGTGGAGCCACGCAAAGCAGCGCCAACGCAAAGGCACCTTCTGATCGCTGATTCAACGGTAAAGCCGATTGCCCCTGCTCGGTTTGATACTTGCGTGGAAACTCTATGAAATCCGCTAATTACTCCTTGATCAAGATTCAGCCAGGAATGCAGTCCTGTATCTTTATGTAAAATCGTAAAAGGCTTGCTTACGTTGCTGCCCTGCCTAAAAACAAACCAGCTTTGCTTGCTGTCGTCTTGTGATGTGTAGCGATCTAGAAAAAGATTTGAAGTGGTCGATCCGCCAAAGATCCTTGAGGAGTAGGTAGGGTCTGCAAAATAGTTTGCAGGCAGCTCATAATAATCAAGATACTGCGTGCCAGTGGGCACATTTACTGGCGGCGCACCAGAGGCATTCCAGCCACTGGACAGATAAAGGCCGCAAGCCCCAGAGGAGTTGAAAACGAAGGAATAAAAGCAACTACCATATGTTTTAGTGCCATTGTGCTCAATCTTTAAGACCCTGATTTGATCAGTGCTACTTGGCTTCGTGAAAGAATCGTGCCAAGCCGTCATTAGGCCGGCATCAATCAGCGCATCGCGCAGCATGTCAGCCATGCTTGTCTGCGTCCACGGAGCGTTGGCGCTATAGATTTCTTTCGTGACCGGCATGGCTGACCGCTGCGGGAGGCTGGGCGGCTTGCTGCCGCGACTGCGGAGACTCTAGCCTGCCTGCGGCCAAGCGCTAGCGCTCAGTACGTCTGCCCTATCCCGAGCGCATAAAATTCCGACAGTGCAACGTAGTCATTGCCGGTGGTCCTGATCCTGATGCGCCGCGCAGCAAAGCTAACGTTAAACGTGTAGATTCC